GCTTTTAGCGATATCTGAAACAACCTTGGCGGGAGTGTTGAAGAAGATAGACTGTGGTGTGAGGGTAGGAGCAGTGAGCTCAACATCCTCCATCCAAGCCAGGATCGTGAGTTCTGCTGGTGACCCAACAGATCCAGAACACGAGCGCAATGGTGTTACAGATTGTACTGTGATCACACCCATGGCTAGGTAATCTTCACCAAGTGGTGCTCCATATGGAAAGGAGGCCCAGTCTTCATGCCAAACAAATGGCAGTGACAAGTCTCCTCCCTCACACAGATGAGGGTAAAGCATCGTAGATGGCCGCAAAGAGCGAGCCATCAAAGCTTGGTGCCAACGTGGGTCGGTTGTGGCACCATAACCGCCAGTCAAAACAGCTCCACCGGAGAAATCATTGATTTCATCCCTCATGAAGTTTGCTGGGTCATTGCGGGTAACAGCCAGAGGCTTGTATGAGACCTGCAAAGCACTATACTGGTAAGGCGAAGCATTGACAAGAAACTTAACTTTCAAGGTTCCTCTCCACAACTTATAGCCCTCAGTTTTCTTCAGAGTTGTGCTTTTGTTCAAGAACAGCCGCCAAGGATCAAATTGGTAAACCTTGGCCGAGCCTTCTTGCCAAACTGTTTTGTTAATGACAACAGGCCTGTTGAGGAAAGACCCCAAATCAGCACTTGGCATGACACCCCTCTCTGATTGGAAGTGGTTGTCCACCTCGGTTGACTCACTCTCCTGAGTGGCCAAATTCAATATGCGCGTGTTATCCGCTCCCCCTCGCGCATCGAAGGGGGCTTCTGTACTATTTACATTCTTGCTTTCTGACTATATTTACAATACTTGGTCAGCCAAAACCAAGCACAGTGTCGGGGGAAAGATCATAAGCGATTTTATGGGTTCGCTAAGCAATAACACCCCTAACCCGTCGTGCCGTTCATTCATAATCGTAGTCGAGCAATCCATCAGCGATGTATTGCATGGCTTCGAAATCGGGGACCGGCTTGTCCTCATAGTTGTTTTCGCTGTACTGCTTGTAACTTGGGAGTCCATGTCTCCCAAATAGGAGCTCGGGAACATACCCCATGCGTGCTATGATCGTGTTGATATCGGCGCGGACCTTAGCATGAAATTCTTCGGGGTGCTGGGAAGCAGCCAGATCTATTGCACGCAGCACTGAGGCCGCATGTGTTTCAGGGTCCTCACCCTTCTTGACAACCCAGACACAGAACATCTTGTGGATAACCTCCACCCTGAGAGGCGCTCTGTGGACGTTGTAGTTCTCATCCCAGACGAAGGCGCGTTTCAGGAAGTCCAGGTCACCTGTATCCAAGAAGTCGTAGTCCTCGTCTCCCTTGGCAGAATCTGCCCGGGTGACTTTAATACCAAAAGAGGCTAAACAATTCTTGAATCGGGTGAAGGTGAAATCCACATTCTTGGTTCCCACAAGGTGGTCGTCTCCATAGACAGCTACCCTGACCATACTACAAAACTCCTCTGCAAAACTCCTAACCTGTGTAGGGTCAAGCGTTTCGCTGGAATCTTTCAGGCCAGCGTCTTCCAGACACATACTCACGTAGGCACAGCAAATCAAATTGACGTTGCCGAAACCATTGAACTGTGTAGTGAGTGGATGTCCAGAGGGGTTCAAGCTCTCTGCTTGAAGAAGCTCCCCAAAGAAGTTGATGAGGGGTGAGCAAGTGTCTGCTGCAACCCCATTCATCGCTTTGATATCCTTGGGGGTGAACCTCTGCTCCTCAGAAACACCAAAGTGTTCTGAGTTGAGGAAAACGTTGAGCTCCACAATCTGATTAAAGACGCTGTGCATCATATGGCTAGAGAATGCTGAGGTGTCAAAACCTGAATAGTCACCAGCAAAG